GGTGGTGGCGCTACGCCCACCTACCTCCCCTACTCGCTCGCGCTGCGTGCGTGGGATGCACAGAGCCAGAAGGTGTCGAGGGTGGCCACGCCTGTTGCGGGCACCGATGCGGTCAACAAGACCTACGCGGACGACGGCTTCCTGCCCTACGACACCAGCGCCGGCACCTACGACGCAGCGCGCTCCGGGGCGAACAAGAAGATCGACGGCGTCGAGGATCCTCAGGGCAACCAACAGGCCGCCACCAAGAAGTACGTCGATGACATCGCGCAGTTTGGTGTCGCTGGTGTGCCTCAGTCGTTCAAGTTCACCGCGAATGGGTCTACGAACAGCTTCACGCTCACCAATGCACCCTACGCGGAAGCTGAGATGCTGGTCGTGGGACTGGACGGCGTGCTCCAGCTCCCTGTGGACGACTACACGGTGACGGGTGGAGCGGTGAACTCAGAGCTGGTGTTTGACGTTAACCCGTTGAACGGCCAGGTCATCAACGTGCTGAACTTCGGCAGGGCTCGCTTCATCGACAGCGCCCTGCTCGAGGACGACAGCATCGCGACCGCGATGATCCAAGACTCGGCTGTCACGACCGCCAAGATCGCTGACACCGCTGTCACCACTGCGAAGCTGGCGGACACCGGGGTGACCACAGCCAAGCTCGCGGATGCCAACGTCACGACTGCGAAGATCGCAGATGCGAACGTGACGACGGCGAAGCTGGCCACCGATGCGGTCACCGAGGCCAAGATCGCAGACGACTCCGTGGACTTCGCGCGGCTGAAGGACACCGACTTCCTCGCAGCAGCGAACGCCGGCGCAACGGCCCAGGTGCTGCGGGTGAACGATGGCAGCGCGGACCTGAGCCTGGGCACGCTGGCTTCAACGGACATCACGGACTTCAACCTCGCTGTTACGTCGAGAGCGCTCTCAGACTTTGCTCCTGCAACGAGCGACGTGAGCATGGGCAACGCCAAGCTGACGAACCTTGGGGAGCCCACGGCCGATCAGCACGCTGCGACGAAGGCATACGTCGATGTCAACACGCAGTCGGCCATGAAGGGCACGCTGATCACAGATGTGACCCTTGGAGGGGCTGCCACCTCCTTCACCGTTGAAGGCTGGCTTGATGACAGCAAGTACCTCTATTACGAGATGCACTGCATCGGCTTCCGCGTTGCTGGCAACGGTGCCGCCATCGGCTTCCGAACGAAGAACTCAGGAGGCTCCTACCCTAACGGATCGGGTAACTATGCTGTTAACGGACGGGGGTTTGCCGCTTCACAGTCCGCTGTCGCGAGGAACTGTCTCGCCACCACTGCGTTAAGCAGTTCCACAGCAACCGGAAGCGGTTATGTGAACTTCGTTCTTAGGCTGCCCGATAACAACTCGCTCGTGCCGTCCAACAAAACGATCGAGTCGAGAGGCTCTTCAAAGACGGCGCTGAGTGGCACCTTTGGCGTGTTTGGGGACGGTACCAAATCCTGGGACATCGCCAACATTGCGCTGCACAGCACAGGACTTATTTCGGGGATCCGATTCGTACCAATCGACTCGGTAACGGACACATCCGCCTTAGGCACCATTCGCCAAGGTGCCCGTGTTCTTGTCTACGGCTACGAGGGCCTCTCCTGATGGTTACGAAGATGCGAGTGGCTGGGGTTGAGTTCCCCGGCATGTTGGTCCCGATCGGTGCCATCCTGGCCTACAGCGGCGCCTCTGCGCCTTCTGGCTGGGTGCTGTGCGACGGGGCCGCGATCAGCCGAACGACCTACGCCACGTTGTTCGCCAACATCGGCACCAACTTCGGCGCAGGTGACGGCTCAACGACCTTCAACGTGCCCGACCTCCGTGGCCGCGTCATCGTGGGCAAGGACGACATGGGCGGAGCTGCGGCCTCGCGTGTCACCACTGGAGGCGAGGGTCTCAACGGTGCCAGCTTGGCTGCTGCGGGCCAACGGATCGTCGAGTCCGACGCCAGCAAGGATCACGGTGTGGTCTTCAACTTCATCATCCGCGCGACCGCGACTGACTGATGACTACACAGGACGACCTCTTGCTCGCCATCGGCCGGCTCGAGGGAAAGGTGGACAGCATCCTCGCGACCATGAGGGTCCACCAGGATCAGCTCGACAAGCTAGACAGGCGAGTGCGCTCGCTGGAGGGCGGTCGAGCTTGGGCGATGGGCATGGCTGCCGCCGTGTCCGTCATCACTACCTTCGGCATCAAACTCTTCAGCATGTGACATGGCTCTCGTAACAGGCAACATCACCGCCGTCAGGGGTCTAACGACAGACACCGCCGGTCCCCCTATCATCGCGCAACGCAAGCGTGACGAGACTGGAGCCATGCAAGCCAAGTGCATTGTCGGCTCAGGCACGGTCGCACTTCAAGGCCGACTGTCGCCCCAGTTCAGCTTCATGGACCTGACCGATGGTGGCTCAGAGTTCGTGCTCTCCCAAGGAGACGAGAAGATCTTCGCGGACCTCCCGATCCTTCCCCAAGTAAGAGCCCGGGTCACAAGCGTTGACGCCAGCGGCTTGGGTACAGGCTTCTACATCTACGTCATGCAGTGAACCATGAGCAAAGTCCACATTCTCCTAGATACGACGACCGCGACCGGCGATGTGACCGGGACGCAAGTCAACTGCCAGCACCTCTACGACGAGGCCGGCGCAGTCCAGTACCGAATCACGGCTGGCTCCTGCACCGAGGTGGAGCTCCAGGGGCGCTTGCACCCGGACCTCGACTTCGTCGAGATCGCCACCTCTGGTGCCCTCAACGTCTCGACCACCGCTGAGGTGCTTCAGACCGGGGTCGCCGTCATGCCGCAGATGCGAGCTGTGCTGAAAGGCGGCTCAGGCGCATCGGTCATCGTGGGCTTCATGGAGTGAACCATGGCGAAGAAAGGTCTCTACGCGAACATCCACGCCAAGCGCAAGCGCATCGCAGCCGGCAGCGGCGAGCGCATGCGGAAACCCGGTGCCGCTGGTGCCCCCACTGCCGAAGCCTTCCGTGACTCGGAGAAGACCGTGAAGAAGAAGCGCAAGAAGAAGAAGGGCAAGAAGTCCGCCATGAAGCGTCGGGGCCTTGCCATCGCCAACGAGCAGATGCGCCGAGGCCGCACCGGGTACTGATGGACCTCAACAAGATCCTCGAGTCCCTGCACGGGGCTCTTGCCCAAGACCTCTTGGAGAAGGTCCAGAGCGGCGAGGCGACCGCTGCTGACCTCTCGGTGGCGCGTCAGTTCCTGAAGGACAACGGCATCGACAGCCTGGCCTTCGCTGACGCCCCCATCACCAACCTCGCCGCTGTCCTTCCGTTCGAAACCCCCGATGAGCCTGTGGCTCAGGCTGAGTAGCCATGCCCAAAAGCACACCCTCCCGACCCGTCGCCAAGACGCCCAGCGTCTCCAAGACGCCCCGCAAGGACCAGAAGAACCGACGCTCTCGGACGCGCACCGCGAGCACCAAGGCTCGCCGGCCCTCGACGAAGCCCAAGCGTGGCAAGCGATCTGAGCTGAAGATCAAGATCAAAGAGATCAAGTGACCCAGGTAGACCAGCGCCTCCACGGTCCTTCGGGGTTCAAGAACTTCCTGTACCTCGCCTGGGCGGCGCTGGGGCTGCCTGAGCCCACCAAGGTCCAATACGACATCGCGGAGTACCTCGCCGGCGGACCTCGGCGCACCGTGATCCAGGCGTTCCGTGGGGTGGGCAAGAGCTACATCACGAGCGCCTATGTGGTCTGGCGGCTGCTGCTGGACCCCTCGCTGAACTTCCTCGTCATCAGCGCCTCGAAGAACCGCTCTGACGACTTCAGCACCTTCACCCTCAGGCTCATCGAGGAGATGGGTGTCCTGACGGCGCACATGCGCCCCAGGGAGAACCAGCGGAACTCGAAGGTGGCGTTCGATGTCGGGCCGGCACCTCCGTCCCACAGCCCCTCGGTGACCTCCAAGGGCGTCTACTCCAGCATCACCGGAGCTCGCGCCTCGGAGATCATCTGCGACGACGTGGCTTCCTGGGCCAACAGCCAGACCCAGATGATGAGGGACAAGCTGGCGGCTGCAACGCAGGAGTACGAGGCGATCCTGAAGCCGGGCGGACGGATCATCTACCTCGGCACCCCACAGACGGAGCAGGACATCCTGCGCGAGCTGCCGGCCCGTGGATTCGAGACGCGCATCTGGCCCGCTAGGATGCCCTCTGAGCGACAGAAGGTCGGATACGGGCCAATGCTCGCGCCGATGATAAAGTCCAGCACAGAGGCTCCTGGGGCCCCTACAGACCCAGCTAGGTTCGATGCAGAGGATCTGATGGAGCGGGAGCTCGCCTACGGGCGCTCCATGTTCAACCTCCAGTTCATGCTCGACCAGAGCATGTCGGATCTGGACCGCTACCCGCTGCGGATCAACGACCTCCAGGTGGCTGACCTCGACAGCGACAAGTGCTTCGAGAAGTACATCTGGTGCAACGACCCGGACAAGGTCATCAACGACCTGCCCTGCGTCGGCTTCAACGGCGACCGCTACCACAGGCCCATGGCCACCGATGGCGAGCTGGTGCCCTACGAGACCAAGGTCATGGCCGTGGACCCGTCGGGCAAAGGCTCCGACGAGACCGCAGTGGCCGTCACGGCCTCCTATGCGGGACAGGCGTTCGTCCTGTGCTGCAAGGGGATCAAGGGTGGCTTCGGTGACGAGGTGCTCGAGGAGATCGCCCGCACAGCCAAGCAGTACAAGGTCAACCGGATCATCGTCGAGGAGAACCTCGGACAGGGGATGTTCAAAAGCCTGCTCCAGCCCGTGCTGGCCAAGGTGGGCTACCCCTGCTCAGTGGATCTGGTGCGGCACCACATCCAGAAAGAGAGACGCATCTGCGACACGATCGAGCCCCTGAGCTCCTCCCGCCGGCTGCTGATCGACAGGTCAGTCATCCAGAACGACTACGACAGCGTCCAGAGCATGCCAGCGGACCAGCAGCGGTCCTACATGCTGATGCACCAGTTCTCTCGCATCACCAGAGACCGAGGTGCCCTGAGGCACGACGACCGCCTAGACGCCCTTGCCATGGCCCTTGGGTTCCATGCCGACGCCATGGCCAGAGACAGAGACAAGGAGATGGCCGAGGTCCGTGCTGAAAGACACGCCAAGGTCCTCGAGGAGTTCCTGAACCCTGGTGCCAAGGGGTACACCCTCGGACACCGACCAAGACAACCCACATGGCTTACCTGAGCTGCCCTTGCCCCTTCTGTGGCCATGGGCGCACTGAGGTCCATGAGGCCCTCTGGGACGACCACTACAAGACCGTCAGAAGGATCCGTTTGTGCCCAAACTGCCACTACCGATGGTCCACCGTAGAGATCGACCACGACCAAGCTCAGGCCCTTGAACGGAAGTCTCTTCCCTCATGGAGGGAGGATAACCCAGAGGGTGAACAAAAGCCCCTTAGGTGACCTGAGCCTCTCTTATGCCACCAATGGATGAATGATGCCCCTACTGCCATTCTCGGGAGAGGTGATGGTGGCGGTATCGGTCACCATTGCCACTTAAGTACCCCAGCCCCAAAAGACCCATGCACATCGACACCGAGGCTCTCGCAGCCTTGGCCGGCCTGGAGCCGATGCCGAGACAGCCTCTCGCCATCAACCCTTGCCCGGAGGGCTACCAGCTCAAGGTCGTAGGCGGAAGCCTCATGTGTGTGCTTGAGGGTGCAGACGAGCTCGACCTCAGCCAAGCATCTGCCCTCCGTAGGCGCAGAAGCGTCATGAGGGCCATCCAGTCCATCAGGCAGCCCTCGGAAGCTGGGCCTCCCTCCCAGTCACCCGGAGGTACACCCTGATGGGCGACTGGCTCGTGGTGTACTGGTGCGACATCGTTGGCGTCGAGGACCCTTGGATCACTGGTGCCGAGGCCGCTGCCCTTGAGCCGGCCCGGATGATCACCGCAGGGTGGCTGGTGAAGGACACCGAGGACTTCTTGGTGA